ATCTTCAAGAACCACTGGTTCACTAAATATAGAACCCTTCCTGAGCCATCCCAGATGAAGCGGGTTTGGCTCTATGCCGATCCTGCCTGGGGAGAGAAGGGCTGTTTCAAAGCCGTTATCTCCATCGGCTATGATGGCAACAGGTTCTATGTGATTCATGCCTGGATACGTCAGACTGAGAACACCAAGTTTTTCAGATACTACTATGATGCTTATCAGGAATTGGATCGCATCTACAGGGTCAAAGCCAGAGCATCCTGTGAAACAACCTACGGACAGGCTCGTATCCTTGCTGACTTCGACAGGTGGGCACAGGACAACCATCTCCCACCCATAAGCCACCGCATCAAGCGCATAGATAACAAAGATAACAAGAACCTCCGCATAGAACGTACTGAGACCATCATCGAGACAGCCAAGGTACTGTTTCCGGATGGTCAAGATACTCCCACGCTGATCTCCCAGTTCCTCACCTATCCTGATGGTTACATCGATGGCTGTGATGCCCTGGCGGGCTGCTTAGAACGCTTCTCTGAATACGATATCGGCAGAAATCGAGTGAAAGTCCGGAGATTCAGCTTCTAATGAGCTACTATGATCAGCTCATGTTGGAGTACTATCGGGTCCTCAATAATGCCTGGAAAACCGAGATCAGAGATGCGACCCGACTTGCCATCCAGATGCTGAGTGACATGCCCCGTACCGAGAAGCTCAACAAGGACTCCATAGATAAGCTTATGGGCATCATCAATACACAGTTGGGAGATGACTTCGCAGCACTGGTTAATGAGCCCACCAAGGCAATAATAGACCGCTGTGTGAGGCTCGGACTGCGAGACACGCAAGTGCAAGCCCCGACCAAGACCAGTATCGGACTCTGGGGCATTGATGATCAGCACTTATCATCCACCATCCAGAAGCAGCAGTTGTTCTGGATCGGGAACCACTTTTAAGCAGACATAAGACAGAACTTCGCAGATACACTCTCCAAAGCAATCGAGCAAGGTTACACCAAAGAGATGTTAGCCGATACTCTCAAAGACCAGTTCAATGACCTCGCCGACCGTTCATCCCATTACTGGCAGGAATTGGCAGAGCATACTGCTCTCAGAATAAGAGAGTTCGGAAGGCTACAAGGATACAAAAAAGCCAAAGCCAGATACTACAAGCTCGTAGTGATTCTGGATGACCGCACCAGTGATATCTGCCGGGCTCTGGCTGCCCTGGATAAGATCTATCCCCTAAACGACGCAATAGAGGTATTGGACAACCTCATGGCTCTGGACACTAAGTCCAATAGCCTGGATGATGCCAGAGACTATATCAAAGCACTTGCACCCTGGGTTAAAGACGGTCAGATCGAATACGACTCAGAGATGAATCCGGTAGGTGTCTCAGGTGCGCATACTCCGTTTCCGCCGTTTCATTGGAAGTGTAGGACGACTACTGAGATTGTTAGTTAAGCTGTTATTATTCCAAAAGTATCTTTGCAGTAGTCCTTCAGCTTGTTTTCATTGAATATTTTAGGATACCGCACCTGAGCGCATTGACTTTGTCATTGTCATTTATTATCACGTCAAAGCCTTGATATATGCTATCTTTAACTATAGCTACGAAAACAACATCAACATTAACTCTCAGTAAACAATAGGTCATTTCATCATCTGGATGATACCACATTTCTTGGGGTGTTGAGAAAGCATCAGGTATGTAATCCACATATGCCATTTTCTTTCTTAAATCATCCAGATCGTAGTTTGAATTAGTTTTCTCATTTATTATCATGCTACTTTAACATTAACAATTTACTGGTCAATGTCCTACCATTTGCTTCCAAACGGCTAAAGTACAGTCCGGCGGACACTTTCTTGCCACTTTGATCTGTACCATTCCAAATGACATTATATGTCCCTTTTTTTTGCGGGTTAGATACCAGTTTTGTGACCAGTTGACCCTTGATATTGTAGATACTTAATATTACTAATCCATCCTTAGAGATTCCGTAACTGAGCGTTGTTGACGAATTGAAGGGGTTGGGGTAATTAGTTAACAACAAGTCGTTAGCTGAAACAATCGTATTATCGTTATTACTTGTATATCCGGGTGATTCAAAACAACCAATATCTATGTTGTTTCCATGTATTCTGGTAAATCCAAATGCATCATAACTCGGAATTAGATAACCATCAGGTAATATAGATGGATCAGTCGTTCCGGCATCAATTGCAGGGGAATACCCATGTTCATCATCGGCAAACAGATAATAATATAAGGGTAGAGTCGGGTCAGTTCCAGAAAACAAGGGATCTGTTCCAGTTAGGTTATTCTGACCCCAAATCAGAGGTTCGCCATTATATGTTCTCCAAATGTTGTTACTTCTGCTGAACAAACTGTTTTCTACAAGAGTATTGTTGTTGGATCGAATCTCGTAATACGAATTGTTGTTGGAGAACAGACAATTAACAATACTGGTCGACTCCGAAGAAATATATAGATAATCAGTATAATTATTTATGTTGTTTGCAAATGTACAATTGATAAGATTCAGAACATCTATATTTACAAAACGGATATCCCTTACACCTCCATATGCGAAGTTTGATGCAAACAAGCAATTGTCAAATGTGACGACCGAATTCCACAAATCCGAAAGAGTGTTTACTCTGAAATTTGAATATCCATCTTCTGAATAATGCGTGTTATTGATGAACTTGCTGTTTTTAATAGTCAGTAAATCTTTAACGTAGATATCGAATCCTCCGCATCCTCTCTGGTACCAATAGGATGGTAAACTAGGTACTTGATTATTACGCATGAGAATATTGTCTATCGTGATAACAGAACCTTCTAATCGAAGTCCATAATCGTGAAAATATGCTATATTATTCTGCATCGTAATGTTACTAAGGGTGAATGTACTCGTGATATACCCTGTAACAAATAAGAATCTGCCTACAGTAGAATTTTCAATGGTTATGTTTTGCGCAAAGCAACTGTGTACTCCAAAGGAAAAAATGGCTGCGGCGTTAGAAGTAGTGATAGATAAGTCCCTAAGTGTCATCCCATAACGCTCAATACCCATGGTTACCACTCCAGTCCCCTCAATCATGTTTTCTCCATACAAGCGTGTTTGCGTTTGAGAAACTCCCTGTAAGATAGTATAGTCCTTAATGGCAATCGGGATATACTCACCGGTAAACACATTGTGGTGTTCTCCAGCCATGAGATGCACGGTTTTAGGATTATCGGGATTGGAAGCAATTCTTTGCATAGCCCTGGATGGAGTTTTCAAGGCTGAGGCAGGAGATAATCCACTATTACTGTCATTACCAGTTGGGCTGACATACAAGTCAGCATCTACCGGTTGCAGATACGACTCTTGAATATCAAAAACGATATAAGGGCTGGGAGGATAGTCTGAGTCATAATAATCTGCGTAATACATTTCCCATTGAGGCACTGTGAATTTCTTCAAATATACTGAGACTGATCCACCATTTATAAATCTCCAATGTACATCCATTCCCCATTGAGCAAAATTGTTGTATATGCTACAGCGATTGATTTGATCAAAAACTATGTTTGGAGCACCAAGGGTTGGATCACTACCAATTAGTAGCCCTCCACCAATATAACGGGCAACATTGTTAAATATTTGGACATTGGTCATTTGGATTGTATTCGGAGCGTAAACGGCTATTCCACCCCCACCTGATGCGAAATTGTCGTGAATTTTAAGATTAATCAGATTCAGTGAATTAGACATATTAATAAATAAACCCCCTCCAAATATTTGCCAGGGGCTAGATTCTCCATAGTAAGCATAGCCGCTTCCGCCTGTTATAGAAAATCCTCTGATAGTGCAATTTACCGTATTCTCGTAACATAAGATAGTTGAATTATTGTAACTGCTTCCGTCTATTATGGTAGAGGATATGTATGTTGTATCACTGGTTGTATATTCCAGCGAAGCTAAGATAATGCCACTTTTGTTTGATAGGTTGAGGTTTTCCATGTATCGACCCGGATGGACTAAAACGACATCACCGATGACTGCATCGTTGATAGCATTTTGTATTATTGTGTATTGCTGTGTACCATCTAATGATACATGCCTTGTTATGCCGGTCATAAGCATCGGTATCAGCAACAATGCAAGAGCGAAGATATGTTTCATATTTCCCCTATATAACGAGGGGCGGCATGGTCGATACCACCCCAGTTTAGTGTCTGATACTATTTTAGAATGAGCATCTTATTGGTCAAGGTCTTTCCATTGGACTCAAATCGTGTGAAATAAAGTCCTGAGGACACTTTATTGCCTGCTTGGTCTTCTCCGTTCCAAGTAATCTTGTAACTTCCGGATTTCTTTGATTCACTTACCAGTGTTTTTACCAATTGTCCCTTAAGGTTATAGATGTGAAGTTTTACTTCCCCATCCTTGGGAACAGTATACGTTATTGTTGTAGTAGGATTGAAAGGATTAGGATAATTGGTAATTCGCATTGGGGTGATTTCAGGAGTATCCCCATTTTGCTCATTATTGCCTAGTTTCACATAATAGAAATCAGTGTTTTCCTTGATTAAGCTGCTACATGGAGTAAACTGATCGGCAGCACTATCATACAGATTGAAAATGAGGGGAGAAGCCTGTGATTTTGCTCCATCCCAAGTTACCAGCTGCATTTCAGTGCCTTCCGAAATTGAGCTTGTGTAGGATTGAATCATAACCAGATCATTTTCAATAACAGCAGCTCCATAACATATGTCATTTATCATTACGGCAATCTCTTTGGCTGTTGAAAGAGAATCCATTTGCACAAATATTGGAGTATAATCAGGTTCTTTGGTAAAGCTGAAATATGTGGGTTCTTCTTTTACAAACTGCTGAGTACCCCCAGATCTATTCCATACAAATTCATCGATTTCAGGATACCCAGGCGAAGATCCGAATTTTTTTACAATTACCATATCACCATAAGAAAGAGTTGGACTGCGTTGTCCGCTATCCAAAACCGTCATCCAAGTCGAACCTCTCTGAGGTTTAACCCTGGCCATTGTCCAGTTTTTATGCTGAATATAATACAGTTCGTTCAAAAAAGTCCCAAAAGCAAATTGAGGTGTTTGGGTTTCAGGAATAAAGTATCCTATCCAGTGTTCCGTATATGTCTCAGGCACTTGGACATTTGCATTGTAAGGTATATGATAACCATGAAGAGTGTTCATATTACTGCTTTGATTGAAAACTGCTTTATATCCAAGAAATCCGAGCATGTTGTGCCAAGTAATTGGAGTTAAAGGAAAATGTGTATAAGTATCATAACCATTAGGACCATACCACCTGAAACTCACGCTGGTCATTGGCGAATTGTATCCAAGATATTGTCGAAAAAACGCTTTCATAACGTCTGCCTCGTAGTTTGTTCCTCCCACATTGACTATTGATACGTCATCTATAACCGGGAAGCACATCCAATTGCCTTGAGCATCATTGCTGAAAGAGTATTTCGCATATCTATCTCCATTGAATGCGATAGCTCCGATATCTTGGGTTTCGTCATGAATTGTTAAAAAATCTTGATTCCATGTAGATCCTTGTGGATTCCAATAAAGATCATTGAAGCCGTTTCCTATGCATGGGGATCCTCTTTGCAATGAGTAGTTAGCTGCTGCAGGATTTACAAACATAGGATTAGCGATGAAGTTGCCATACCCAGTAAATTGCCCTACCTGTAAATTAGTATTGTATAAACAACATAGATTATACACACCACCCATGTCATTTGGATACTCGACAATGCTATTCAAATATGTATGGCTATAGCCATTATAACCGTTTATGCTCAAGGTTGGAGACCAGTCGACTTGGTCAATTGTGCTATTTGCGACAGAGATACTCCCCCCATTCATGAAAACGGTACCGCCAATACTTGCATTATTTCCATAAAGAATGGTTTCGTATAGGTAAACAGATGAGGTGCTCGCATATATAGCACCACCACGAGAATCTCCCGGCATAGCACCACCACTATAATATGAGCGGGCTATATTGTTGTAAACATTACAATTATCTATCAGTACATTACTGCTGTTGCTTATGGCTAATCCGCCACCCTCAAGACCAGAGCCATTACTTATGTTTAGATTTCTTATTTTTGTATTTGGTGAATTCGATATATTGATTACTGATTGATAACCAGTTCCAATAAAGCTTGGTTTGATATTGTTTAAATTATCTCCCTGCAGGGTAAGACCTATTCTTGACGAAATGTTTACACGCCCATAATAAGAACTCTGGGGTATCGAGATAACTGAGTTGTTTGGGGCATTGTTAATCATAGTCTGAATCGTTGCGTTCGTTTGAGTAATACCATATTGAAATAGATGGTCGTTAATGAACACCCCAGGGACGTTGTACCATTCTCCATCCTCTATGTTTTGTAAGACAATTGAGAATTGGGACTCCCTATTATAGATGGTGTTATTCACCGTTCTTGAGATATTGATTTGATAGTAGTACCAACCACCCTCATGTGATACCAAGCTATATGTCGGGATGATATTAATCCAAGTAGCGCTTGTTGATATACGAATTCTTTGATTCTGGCTATTTAAGCTGCCATTCATCGGTACAATTGTCCAGATTGAACCTGATGTATTGGGTGTATAGAAGGGACCAGAAAATTCTGGCTGACCAAACTGAGTTACTTGGGAAGTAAGTGATACTGCCAATGCAAGTAACAACAGGATAAGATAGATTGGTTTCATTTTTTCTCCTTGTGGTTTATGATGTTATGTGAGAGTACTCATTATAGCAGGATGTTGATTAAAGATAACAAACATACAGAACACCATTATATTCAACATATACGTATTTGCCGTTCTGATCTTCATATACAATCTTGATGAGCGGATTCTCCAATGATCCAGTATATAGAGGAAGTGATTGCGGTGGTATGGCTGTGTAGTCTATTTCTGCGCAAATCAAGCTAAGACTGACGACAGCCAATGCTAAGAATAGAATGATTCTTTTCATTTTGACACTCCTTAGATTTTGTTTCTAATATATAAGTGTCAAAACTGTGAGATTTGAGATGCTGGATTTGAAGATTTATGTGTTTAGAAGTGAGATTATCTTTTCATAAGACCACAAAGCCTTGCCCATCTCCTTGGGTATCTGTATGTTAGCAGGGATCGGATGCACTCCGATGATTTCATTTTTTTTGCAGTTCTCAACCGAGACATGGTTTCTATCATTCAGAACGATAAAGAAAGTGGCAATAATAGGCTGGTTATCTTGGGATAAATGAAATACATGAAGCCTGAATCTGCGGTTGTCTACCATCGTAATTCCCCAATCATCTATCCTATCTATTCCATCCATAACTTGAGCCAGCTTTGGATAAATCTTTTTTCTCTGTTTGATATCCGTGTCGCTGCGACCCATTCTCATAAGTTCACGGATGAACTTCTGAATTGCATTGTACTGATTGTAGCTCAGAATCTCTCGGCTCGCTTGCCAACCTATTTCGAGCAGAATTTTTGACCTCAGATTACGGATGACTCTCTCTTTTCTCTTCTGCGCTACTTTCTCACTTACATTCTGTGAAGACGCAAAGTCTTTTATACTGTCGAACGAAAGAATAGCCTCATAATCATGATATTCCTGGCTGGCAAGAATTTCCTTCTTTATTCTCGGATTCAATCCCTCAATATCTATAGTATTGCCAGAAGCCATCACATTCTGAAAGAAGGTGGTTTCCATGCAGAGCAAGTTGTACAGATCCTTCTCTTTTGCTCGAAACTCGTAGTGCTTGCAGAGCAGATTGTGCGTCACCTGTCTTAACCAAGAATAAACGTCATTGACGTTATGCTTTGAAGATAAAAGCTGCCTGATAGCTTCTTGTGAAGTATCCTCGGACAGGCTATTGTCGTGAGTTTTCGTAAGACAATATTGGAAGGACACTTTCTGGTAGTAATCAAACACGTCCTCAACTGCTTTGGGGAAAGCGGACTTGATGAAGTCAGCAGGAATCCCTGTAGGATCTTCGAAAGCTGAGCTTTTCATAAGTCTTACTAAAATGGTGTTGGCGATATCATCAGAAAGATTCAGATAGCAGAATCTCTGCGAAGTCAGTTCGCTTATAAATCCGATTATGTCATCGTATCGTTTTTTGTTCATTGAGGTATAGTCAATCTCTTTCATTTTATTATCCTGATTCCATCATAGTTACTAGATTACAAGATCCAGGCTTCCGAGTATCTGTCAATCCTAAAAACTGTCTCATCCTTGCTCATCCTTATTTGTCAGCATTCAGGGTAGTGCTTTCTTGGCCCTGGATCATTGATCACATCTGGAAACAAGGAGATATCATGACCGAAGCGTTGATGAACCGAATCAAAGCTCAGCTAGTCAGACATGAGGGTCTGCGGCTGAAACCATACCGCTGTACCGCAGGTAAACTGACCATAGGTATCGGCCGCAATCTCGATGACCGGGGTATCTCCCAAAAAGAAGCTTATGCCATGCTGGAGCTGGATATTGCCGACTGCGAGCAATGGCTGATCGATGAGATACCTGAGGTTTACAACAAGCTCGATGAGGTCCGCCAGTCGGTTCTGCTCAACATGTGCTTCAACCTTGGCATCAAAGGACTCCTTGAGTTCAAGAACACATTATCTTTTATCGGTGCCGGAGACTGGGAACGAGCAGCTAATGGCATGCTGGCATCCAAGTGGGCGAAGCAAGTGGGAATGAGAGCAATAGAGCTTTCTGAGATGATGAGGAAGGGCAAGTGATACCTATCCCAGTCGAGGCCGATGCCATGCTCGCCATCCTTAACCTACCCAAGGAGATGGCGAACAATGGCATCTTCAAGGAGCATCAAGGCCTGGTTCTGGAGGTGATCCACTCACTCGTTCTACAAGAGCACTATGATCATGCAACTCACGATGACCTGCCGGAAGAGGAGCCTCTTCTCGTTTCTTTTCGTTTTGGGTTTTGTTTCCTGATGCTGCACAGTACAGTCGAGTTGCTCAATTTAAAGACCCTGGGCGAGGGAATAGTCAAGACTGTAGGTTTAGACCAGTCTGCCACGGAACTGCTCACAGGAAGCGAAATAGACGCATTTAAAGCTAACCTTGAGCTGAGGGCACTGAACGTCTTGAGTTCCTATCTCAATCAAACTGGTCTAGATCGCCTGAACGAACTCAAACCCAGACAGGCTCGCCTGATCCGGGTGGGAGTGATCTGATGCCCGAACGTGTTCTGGCTTCTCCGGAAGACCTGATGATCGAGATCTACCGAGCCATCTATACCGCTCTGGAGAGCCGACTGCATCTGATCGGTTCGGTGATCGATGCCGAGTCACGCAAGGAGATACTGGCACAGCAGATTTACGATAAGGGCGACTTCTACGGCAATACCGGCTATCTGCTGCAGACAACCGATACTGCCATGATCTTGAGAGTTGGCTCGAATGTCAAACACGAGCCTTTCGTTTTGGGCGGCAAAGTGCCTTCCTGGACTCCGATAGCCCCATTAATTGGCTGGGTCGAACGCAAGCACCTGTCTTGGACTGATAAAGAGACAGGGAAAGCTCTTACTGTAGCCGAGATCGCCTATCTCATCCGGGGCAAGATCAAGCGTGAAGGCATTGCTGCCCGTAATGTGTTTGCTACTGTCATAGCTAACCGGGAGCAATGGATATACCAACAATTGAATTCAATCGAGGTAAGTCTATGACCGCACTTGAAAAGTACCAAGCTGAACGCAGCTGCATCTCCGAAGCTTTGAAACTAGCAGGATTGACAGAGATACTCTACAACAAGGACAACATCCCCAAGAGCCTCCCTTGCGCAATTCTGATCCTTGATTCTGAGACAGGCAAGAATGGCACTTCCAGACAGTATGTGAGTACAGACCTGGCATGGACAGTATTCCTAATCGTCAATGCGCAGAACGTGGATGATCCTGATAATGACTTATACCTGCTCAAAGAGAAGTTCCGTAGTTTCTATCAGAAGCTGATGAACCGGGACCTGCCTAGTGTGGAGTATTATACCAGCCGTATCGATGGGACTCGTCTTGTACGGATCGCCAAGATCGACCTGCTGAAAAGCGGCACCGGAGCTGGCTCATGAGAGTGATGCGATTAGGTGCTTATAACCTGGCTATCAGTTCCGCTACTGATCTGCTGGAGGCCAAGTACAATCCTGAGCCTGTTGATCTCTCCAAGCTGAGTAGAGTCGGCAAGCAATTAATATCCAAGGCTGCCGAGACCAAGAAGGTAGTTTCTCAACCCTATTCGATGAGCAAGCTACTCAACCTCTTAGATACCGACGAGTATCACTCCGGCTGTATCGATGCCCTCACTATGGCTACTATCATGCAGTTCGATTGTAAGAACAGCCAGGTCAAGTCCTGGATGGAAGCTGCCGAGTTTCCTGCCTGTGAAGATCAGACCACCATCCTGGCAGAACTGATGAAGTTCTATCTGGCCTGTGGGAATGGCTTCCTGATCAAGATGCGGAACGCTCAAGGTGAGTGGATAGGACTGGAGCGCATGCTTCCCTCGGAAGTTCAGATAGTGGAGAACTACGACGAGTTCGGCTTCTTCAAACCCAACTACATCCAAGTCAAGAACAACCAGAAGAAGGACTTTGCCTACGAGGACATCATCCACGTGAAGAAGTCCACCCATAGATCTAACGCCTGGGGCCTGGCCTGCCTGCCCATAGCCATCAACATCGAGATATTGGGTGAGATCAAGACCTTTGATTACAACAACTTCAAGAACGGTCTGATGATCGACTACTTCGTGATCGTGGAAGGCGGTACCCTACGGGATGGAACTGTAACTGACGAAGCTGGCAATGAAGTACTGACCGATGCCTATACCGAGATTGAGAAAGCCTTAACAGAGGTCAAAGGCAATGCCAAGAGCCACTCCACTGTCTTGATCGAGAGTGAGAGCCGGGACGTAAAGATACGACTCGAACCGCTCAGACAACAAGACCGGGAAGGTGGCTTCCTTGGGCTCAAGAAAGACCTGAGAGAAGGCATCCTCGCTTATCACAGAGTGCCGGCCAGGATCGTCTCACAACTCATTCCTGGGCAGCTTGGTGGCGATAACAGTAGCGATATGCTGATGTTCTACCAGTTCGTGGTCAGACCGCTGCAGAACCGCCTGGCTTTGGCCTTAGCGAACGAGTTCAACTTCGACTTCGGCTGGGAAGTGAAGCCGGAAGACTTCAACTTCGGTGACCTGACCGAGGTGCTGCAGACTGCTGATGAGCAGCTTTTCATGCAAAACCGCAACCTTTGGTCTTAATACTATGCACAAATACATAACTGACAATCAACAACAAGGAGGTAGCGTGAATCGTAAAC